GCAGAAACATCAATCAAATTCTCGTGTCACACCGCTACGGTATATCGAGAGATGGCTCACAGAGCGTTATGGCAGCCTCTTCTGCAAGAATTCTCCGAGGCTCTGTTGAAGGCTAAGAACTGTCATGTGCAGTTGTACCGTAAAGCCAGCTTCATGTATAGCCAAGCCAAAAGCGACAGGGCACGCATCGCAGCTTTGAATCTTATGCGCCAAATCAACATAGACCTCGCAGAGCTAAGCGGCGCAAAACCAACCGAGCAATCGCAGTCTGAAGAAATCAACATCCGATGGGAAGACCCCGAAGTATGCAAAAAACAATACGCATCAGATACAAACCCCATCTCGGACAATGCCAATTCCACTACTGCACCGCAAGGTTCCGAGTGCTCAACTGTGGAAGGCGCTGGGGCAAAACCGTCGCGGGCGCCAACGAATTCATAAGGCAAATGTGGCAGCAAGGCGAAGGCAAAGAAAAATTAGGAATCGTAGGCTTCGCGGTTGCACCCACCTATTGGCACACTCAACGGCAATGGAGCGAATTCTTCAACTATTGTCCAGCTGAATTAATCGAGGAAATCCACCGAGCCGACCGCCACGTGCTCTTGTTGGGAAATAGGCATGTTTGGTTTAAGAGCGCAGACAACCCCGATTCACTTCGGAGCCAAGGCGTGAAAGTTCTTTGGGTTGACGAGGGCGCACAAATTGCTGAAGAAGCCTGGACACTTGCTCTTAGGCCTGCATTGATGGATGAAAAAGGAATCGCTTTCTTTACGGGCACTCCCAGAGGGCATAACTGGTATTTCCAGCTTTGGACAAGAGGGCAAGATCCTAAACAGACAGACTACAAAAGCTGGAGCTTTCCGAGCGCAAGCAACCCGTATTTAGACCCAGCCGAAATCGCCTCGTTTGCTCGAGACATGCCTGAATTGGCTTATCGTCAAGAGGTCCTGGCACAGTTCTTAGAAGACGTCGGCAGTGTCTTCCGGGGAGTCGATCGGATTGTTGAAGGCGGCTTTGAACTTCCTCAACCAAGAAAGAAGTATGTTATGGGCGGCGACCTTGCGAAGCTCGAAGATTTCACTGTTCTAATTGTCTTAGATATTGATGGTCACCTGTGTGCTTTTGACCGATTCAATGAGTTGGATTGGGTGTTTCAAAGAAAACGCATCGTTCAACTGGCTCAGAACTACGATGCCCGTTTGCTAATCGACAGCACCGGAGTCGGCGACCCAATTGAAGATGAACTTTGCCGAGAGAAAGTGCATGTGGATGGCTACAAATTCACTAATGCCACCAAAAAAGACCTTATCGAAAATCTGAGCATAATGATTGAAAACCACCAGCTCACAATCCCAGCAATTCCTGTTTTGATTAACGAGCTTAAGCTGTATGGGTACAAAACTACCAGAAGCGGCAACGTGCAGTATGGAGCACCCGAAGGCTACCACGACGACGCAGTTATTGCCCTCGCATTAGCCGCTTGGCAACTAAAACGCTCACCAGCACCATCATCAGGCGTTGGAATAGCCTTTCCAAGTCGACATTAACGGATGTACTCAGTAGATGGTTAACTTTAAAGCTGCTTTTGGACAGGTTGCAAGCAAAATCTTGCCTGCCTCACGAACTGATTCGTTGCCAAACCCAGCGCGGAACGTGGCACCGGATACGGCTAAGCAGCAAATCGAGCAAGAAATCCCATTTAGGTCGAGTCGGGATGCGGTTCTTCAAGAATACCTCGACAAATACACGCTAAAGAGCGCTGGAATAGGTTTTGTAACTCCGCCGTACAGCAGTCTATATGATAGAATTTGGGGAGTCACACCAGTTGATGATTTGCCAAAGCTGCAAGCCCTCTACGAGTATAACCCTTATATCGCGGCTTCAGTGGACGTACGAGTCAACTTAACTGTTAGTAACTGGTTTGAACTTGAAGGAGGCAACTCCACATTCAACGACTACCTGAGCGAATGGCTCGACTCCCACAACGTACCCTCAGTTGCCCGCATCCAAGAAAACAACGCTTTAGTTAACGGCTTTAGCATAACCGAACTCTGCCGAGACGAGGATAGCCAGCGTATAGAGTGGCTTAAACCTTTGGATCCGCTTTACGTTAGGATTCGCCGAGACGCCTACATGAACGTCTTTGGCTACATCCAACTGCTCTCGGTACCTCCAGCGGTTTTTGAACCCCAAGACATACTGCGAACATTGCACAATCAAGGCTCAGGCAGATACAACAGCGCCTACGGAGTAAGCCTACTGCGAAGCACCCTTCTGATTCAAGCACTCACAGACGACTTCCAGCATGACATGGCAACAATAATGAAAATCTACACCAAGCCCATCCTAGCCTACCAATGCGGCACAGAAAAAGCCGAGTGGTCCGATGCCAAACTGCAGGCGTTTATCGATGGCATGGCTGAACGGCAACAAGGAACCGATCTCGCATTCAAACATGACGTTAAACCCATACCCATCGACAGCATGACCCGCGGCTTGCGAGTTGAGTGGTGGCTAAATTACTTGCTAACTCAACGTAATTCACAGCTGGGCGTTCCTAAGCTGTTTTTAGGTGAAATTGAAAACGCAAACAGAGCCACCGCTGACATTGTTATGCAGGAATTCGTAACCCGTCTGAGAATGCGGCAAGAACACATAAAGTACACCTATGAAACCGAGCTTTTTCCAGCAATACTGCAAGGTGACTTTCCAGGCTCCTTTATAACGCCTGATAAAATTCCCAAAGTTAAATGGCGGCCAATTTGGGAACCTCCGGCAGACCAACGCATCACTTCAACCATAGCGCTGTTTCAAGCGGGCTTAATGGGTGACAAAGAAGCCCGAACCGAATTGGGTTTGCCTGAAGAAGCTTGGGGCAACCTGGTAAATATCAAACAGTACAACCAAAGCATGCCCAAGAGTGCAGTAAGCAAAACAACCTTTGGCGATGAGCAGTCAGAGAGCAATTTTGGTCCTAACCCAGAGTAAGTGGTGATTTTGTGAGCGAATCAAAACCCAACCTTATGCTAGACTACAATGTGCCCGTTAAGTTCAAGCGCAGTGCCGATGGCAAAGTTTTGCTTATCCAAGGCATGGCAATTGATGACACAGTCAACGCTAACATGTGGCAAGTGCCCCAAGAAGAGCTTCCCTGTTTAGTTGCCAGCGGTCAAAATGTGCAGATTCGAGTGGACCACGGCGACCGAGTTGAGGACATCAAGGGCGTCATCAACATCTTGCACTCACCCCAGCCCTCAGCAGATGGCAGAACAGTAGTACCTTTTGAAGGTGAAGTAAGCGGCGATGAGGAACTGCTTGCGAAAATCGAGCGGGAATATGTCAACAGCGTTAGCCCACGCATACTCGGGGAAGCGTATTGCAGCTTATGTGGTTCCCGCTCAAGAGACGACCAAATGAGTTTGGTTCATATTTGCCGAGGCGCCTGGGAAATAATGCGCAGACCACGCCTTGTCGAGTTAAGCATTGTTTCTATTGGCGCTTATGAACATGCCAAGTTTAAGCCCGTTGGCTTTGCTGCAGCCATGAACGCTAATCAGCAGAGCAGCATCAGCGCAGTTTTTGCAGCTAAAGGAAAGAGCCTTTGTGTAAAATGTGCAAGCGTTCCCAGCCTTGGCTGCTTAAACTGCAATTCAGAGGTACACTCCCAGAAGGGAGCTAACCAAGAAAATGAAAATTCGGAGGAGAGAAAATTGTCAACAAATCAACCCTTAGATGCAGAAGCCATAAAGGCAATGATCGAAAAGCACGCAAGCAACTTGGCAGAAGCATGCAACAAAGCCTCAGCCGAAGCAGTCACAAAAGCAGTCGAAGCCGCAAGAGAAGCAGTTAAATTAGAAACCGCCGCTATCGCAGCTAAAGTCGATGAATCTGTAAAGCAGGCTCTGAAGCAACGTGCCCCCGGTAAAGGAGTCGCAGGAGTCCTAAATGAGCATTTGGAACCGCAGAAGGTTCAGCCAGGTATGGTTGCTGTGCCACCTTATTTCAAAGAGCTTGCAGCAGCCGCGCAGAAGAAACGAACCTTTGACGCGCAGGTAACACAGGGAGGCATGCAGTAAGATGTCATTTGAAAATTCAGGTCCACTTGTGCAGCAGCCTTCTTCAACCGACTTGACGTTTATCGCAGGCGCTGGAGGCGTAATAGCAGGGCAATTTGTCTACATCAGCGGTCCAAGCACAGTTCTGCCAACAACCGGAGCGCAGGAATGGGTAGGCATCGTTAAAGTCGGTGCACCAGCAGGCAAACTCTGCACAGTTATGACGGGCAAAGTAAAAGCCAGAGTCACAGTCAGCGGCACAGTCAACCCAGGCGACCTAGTGGTCTCAGGAGCAA